CTCCTGTTCCTTTATTAGTTCCAATTTTATCAATTTTTGCCAAGGAAGGTCTCAAATCATCAGCAGTAATTTTATCGTCGGACGCACCATCTGGTACAACTGGCGGATCATCTGGTTGTCTAGGTGGTTTCTTCTCCCACACTCGACTCGCTATAAAGTCAGCAACAAATTGCTTGTAATTTTCTGGATCATTACCATCAGATGCTGGTGCATATGAATTTACAATAGCAGCGAACGCTTCATTAGGATCTTCATATGCTTCCAAGTTCATGTAACCGCTATGGTTCTTGTCCCATAGTCTGACAAACTCTTTGACGGCATCCTCTCTCGTTTCAAACTGCATGAAACTTCCGTCTGCATTCCTCATGTTGAATGGATTGTTTCCCTTCTCATGCTTACCCCACCCTGTCTCCATTGCAGAGATAGCAGCAGCAACTTCAGGGTGCTTTGCACCAGCAGCCTTTGCCATCTCATAGATCTCACCAGCATAATCCTGCTGCTCTGCATCCGTTGCCATTGGATTGCCAGTAGCAGGTGAATCAGAAGCAGGACCAGCGTTAGGTGATCCTGGTCTAGATCTACCACCACCAAACAAGTTCTTTAAAGCATTCCCAAGACTAGCAAAGACTCCTTTCTTTTCATCAGAACCACCAGCAGTAGTGCCAGCACGTCCCTCGCTAGTTACCTTTCCACCCTTTGCCTTTGATACCAGTGTTGATGGGAGACCGAACGCTTGAGCAAGAGGTCTAGCAACTTGAGCAATTTGAGAAGATGCTTCTGCATTATCAACAGAACCTGCTAATTGTGTAGTAGCTGCGAGTGCTGCACCACCTGGAACCATGAAGACTAACTTCATTGCATCCTGCAGTAGTTGCACCTGGCGATCAGTCTCTCCACCACCTAGCGAAGGTATGTCCATCGGTGTAAATCCAACCTTGCCTCCAAGAGATGACTGTGGTCTTGGAGTTCCTTGTTCATACTGTGGTGTAGAAATATTGTAATTGTTATTGACAACAGGTGATTGAGATTGGGGTGGTGCTTCTTGAGGTACAGGTCTCACCTTACCATCCATCGCACTTGCTTCACCTTGAGTGTAGTTATTGTCAAGTGGGATGACCATCTCATCACCATGCAACTCTGCAAGATAACCACTGTCAGGACCAGAGATAATGCCACCAGTTTCTGCGCGTGGAACATCATCTTCTTCAGGATCCTCACTGTATTGAGGAGAGTCAGCACTCATATCCTCACCAAGTCCCTCAAACCCATCAACTAAAGACTCATCACGTTGTGTTGTGAGATCATCAGCCGTGAAGGTGTCTGATACTTTTAGTTTGTCGTCCTGACGAGCAATATCAGCAGCGCCTTCCTTCTTATCAGTCTCTGATTTTGCCAGAGCAGTTTGCTCATTGATAGCAGCAGCAATTTTGTTTAACTTGTCTTCAATGCTATCTGTTCTTTGACTTAACTGACTAACAACATCAGTCTTGATTGCTTGTACACCAGTAGCAACGTCTTTAGTTTCTTTTACATTGTTGTTGATAGACTGTGCCGTCTTCTCTAGTGACGCAGCAATCTTATTGACAGCAGAAAGAATATCCTCTCTACTAACTCTCTGCTTGGAACCTGATGCTGCCTCTGCAGTTTCTTCACCAGTGTTGGGAACCTTTTCTTCCTGTGGTTCTACATTTTCTGGTGGTCTCTTGGCACTGACAAAATTATAGTTATCAAACTGTTCACGAAATCTTTGGGTGGCATTCTTTGTTTTTACTGCCTTGCCATCAGCGTCTCTGTTATCTACAAAGTTCCAGAACTGTGCCTTTGGATTCTTTAGCAGTTTGACACGATCAACTGCCTGTCTAATGTCCTGCTTCTTACCAGTGATGTAAGACCCACCGAACTTACTCTTCAGTGCTGCCTTAAAAAAGTATCCCTTCTCTACACCTAACTCTTCTAGACTGTCATACCCTGCTTTCTTTGCCTTCTCTTCTGCTACTTCTCTCTCTTGTCTAGCAAATTTTCTGGCAGCAAGAACTTTAGAGATCGCAGCACCCATGTGCCCTGGACCTTTATCGTAGTCAACTGTGCTAGAGAATCCCTCTGTAAATGCTGCCATTAGTTACTGCCCCCCTGATATTTATGAGTACAGAGCAATGTTCTGTAGTGCCTTACCGAAGCGAGGACCCCTGTGTGGAGAAGGGGGAGCACTAGTGCTCATAGGTGGTGGGGTAAGTGGCGCTGATTCTTGCTGTGGTGCCTGCATGATAAAGACAGTAGACATACCTTGTCCCTCCTCATCATACTCAAGAATTTCAGGAGCAAATCTTTTAGTAGCATCAATCAAATCCCTGGTTGTATCAGAAGCATTGTATGCGTCGAGCATTTCTGACACTGGTTGGAAAGAATACACCAGGTTCTTCATAATTTTTTCAGGACCCTCTTCACCCACAAGAACTTGTTCTTCTCCTTCTAGTCCAACATCTCCGCCATCTTTATATCCATTAGGTTTATAACTTAAGTGGAAGATAGCAGTGTTCGTGCCCTTGATTAGAGCATTGATACCTTCACCTTTGCTGGGAGTATTTCTTACATCCTCCAACTGCACAGGAACTTTTGGAAATCCTGGCATGTTGATGTCAACTGCATATGGTTTAGGACCAGAGTGGTTGTGTCTGTTAGCACCATACCTAATCAATTCAGCTATCTCTTTGTCAGTCATGTCTTTAGTGAATGGTCTTGCATCAGATGTCTCTGGTTTCATGCCCATAGAGATCATCTTCTTAACAACAGGTACGGTGTCTTTAATCAGACCAGACTGACTCTTATCTTGGTTCTCAAAGTGTGCATGAGACCACCCACCAACTGCCATAGCAGTAGTACCAGTCAAACCAAAGCGCAAATCATCAGTGTTACCAAATTCTAAATCAGCAAACTCATTTGGAAGTGCAGAACCATCACCATCATAATTTCCTCTACCACCAAAGAGATTAGTAATATTATTCCAGAGACCACTTATCATTCCAAGAGGTCCACCTCCACCTGTTGTTGAAGGTTCTCTCTTCAAATCCTCTTGCTCTGCAGCATTCAGACCCATGCCACTCAACAATTCATCCTCTTCACTAGTATCATCTACACTGTTAATTGCATTAGCAATAGGTTGCAACGAACCTCCAATGTTTGGACGAGCTAATGATTTTGGTACATCAAATTCTTCTGTCAATTTAGAAGCAACTTGAGTGAACATAGGAGCAACTGACTGTGCCATTGGTCCCACCTCTCCCAAAAAGTTTTTGGATGCTGCAACTAATGCACCACCAATTGGAGATAATAGTTTACCAACATAATCATCAGGAACAATTGCTTCAGTTCCATGAAGCACAGCAGGTCCTGGTTTAGTAAGACCACCAACTTCTTTCTGCTGAACATCATCCACCATCTTCTGATCTTCAGCGGTGAATTCTCTGCCAGTAATAGCATTGAAAATATCATACATCAATAGTCCAGTATCAGCAGCAATAGATACTGCTTCAGCAACCGCTGGAACAACAGCACCAACACCACTAACTGCAGCAGGAGAAGAAGCAACAGTAACTACTCCAGCAGTACCACCAGCAGCAGCAAGCCATGCTCCTACAGCGTCACCCCTGTTTGCTCTATCAACAGCATCAGCAGCACTGACAGCAGATCCAGCAACAGGAACCATCCTTCCACCAAACTTTGTCGATGCTATTGCTATTCTTTTAGCAACAGGAGAATTTTTTACAAAAGCAAGTCCTCTTTTACCATATCGTATAGCATCATCACCAAATCTCTGACCGAATCTCATCGCGCCACTAGCAGCCCTCTGGACACCTTTGATAGCATCATCACCAAATTTTGTTATGGTAGTTTTCCCCTTGTTAAAGAGATTGCCTGCTCTCTGCTTATTTCTAGCGAAGAAACCACCAATATTATCCTTCTGCTTGCTTATGAATCCACCAATACGTTCTCTATTTCTAGATACAACACCACCAATATTATCCTTCTGCTTGTTTAAGAAGTTGCCAGCTCTATCCTTCTGATTGTTTAAGAAGTTACCTGCTCTAGCCTTCTGTCTATTTAAAAAGTTACCTGCTCTACGTTTCAGATTGCTTGGCGCAAACTTCATCCTCAAGAGACGAAGGCGTGACCTCAACCATCTAGGTGCAAATTTTTTCCACAAGAATTTAGCAAACCTCTTTAGGTAGTTGCTTAATCCACCACCGCCACCACTACCACCTTTGGGAGGACCCTCGTCATCCTTGGTGCCAAAGGTGTTAGCTACATCTTTCTGACCCTCTGCCATTGCTTCGTCAACAGCACCCTGGCGTTCATCTATTTCTGCTTTCTTTGCTGCTGTCTGTGCTTCAAATGCGTCAAGAATAGCATCAAACTTATCGTTCAGTCCATCATATGTCGTCTCAATACTATTCAGATTGCTGATGGTTGTTGCCATCGCATCAGAAATCATCAGGTTCTGTTTCTTCAGTTCATTATCAATACTATCAAGTTGTCCTTGAATCTTCTGAAGATTTTGAACAACTGTTTTTAAAATCCTATTGTTAGTGACATTGCCAGTCGCCTCTCTCTTTTTCTTCTCTGGTTTTTTATAGTCACTACCTAGAGACTTGTTCACTGCCTCTAGCATACCAGGTGGTAGTAGATTTACAATGTCAGATAGATCTGGTTGCTCCTCTTCTCTTTGCTGAACAACTTCTTGTACTGCTTGCTCAACTACCTCTACCGCAGGTTCTAGGTTCTCTTTTACCTCTTCTTCTGCATCCTTTACTATCTCCTCCGCCTCTTCGTCTATCTTTTCTTCTACTTCATCTGCCTTTTCTTGCTTCTCTTCTACTTTAGGCAGTTTCTTCTCTAGAATTTCAGCAACTCTTGCTTTAGCTGCTTCCTCCTCAATTTTCCTGTCAACCTGTTCTCTAAATGGTTGCTCTAAATACTGATCAACCAAAAAGGTTTGGAATTCTTTTAGCGCATCATAATAATCTACAAACCCAACGCCACTCTCATTAAATTGTGGATACCCTCTGGTATCTTTCTGCATGTTTGCAATGACGGTATCAGCGTCAGCATCAGACAGTTTAACTGTTGATACATAACTACCACCGCCAGGTTTTGTCTTACCTGTAAGTTTCCAGTGTAATTCCTTCCAAGTGTTACTAGTTGCTGGTATTCCACCAGGACGACCCTTCCCATACCACGGTTGGTCGGGGTCCATTACATGAAATGGTGGATCGATGTTAAAGTTCACTAGTAACTACTCCGAGATGCCTCTTGTTTTTTCTTTTCCTCGTTGATGTGATTAATCAATAGGGATGTGTATACTTCACGCTCCCAAGGCATCATGTTTTCGATCTCTGTCAAGCTATATTTATGGTACTGCATGAAAGCAAAGTTAGTCTTGTAATAGCCCTCCAAACTATTGTGGAAGACTGCTATCCGAAAAAACTTTGCAGACCCTCAATCGTATACTCACATTCATTACCTGTATTGGGATTGGTAACAGTAAATGTATGAGTAAGACGAGGCATTGACTCATAAAACTCTTGAATAGATTCAAACTGTTTGGTGGTCAGTGACTCAACAAACTCACGAAACTCTTTCTTGGTTGTCGTAGAAGAATCATACACCTCTTCATCATCAAACAGTTGATCGATGTGATCGGCAATGAATTCAAAGATCGCATCAGTTTCAATACCTTTCTCTAAAAACTGCGACTCAATAAACCTATCCATACTAGGATACTTCATCACAATACCAGTGGTATCTGTCAACATAATTTTATTGCTGTGTCCCTCTGGTTTGAACACCTCAACATCATCGATGTTAATGCTTGCAGTCACAGGTGTAGTATTGTCATCGTTACATGTAACTTTCATCTCAATCATCTCACCAACAGCAGCGGCACGAATCTTGAGGAATAGATACTCCAGATCAAAAGAGGGTAGTTGATCTACCTTAATCCTAGAGACCACACATGCTTTGAGAACATTTTTTACAGCATTGATGATCTGCTTTTCATCTTCAGACTCTAGTGCTACTAGTAATACTTTCTCTTCTTTTACTAGAAACGGTCTGTATTTAATAGTCTTTCCAGTAGAGGGTAACTTCAGTTCATACTGTGGTACACCAAGTTTTGGTAATGCCATTGATATTTGAGTTCAAATCGTATATTTATTTAGCGCGACTTTTTGAGCAGATTTTTGGCGGGAAAAATTTTTCGGAATTTAGGTAACCAAAAGGTCAATTTCAGTTCAGACCTAGCGCATCACGAGCTTGATCTGCTAGTTGCTCTGCCGCTTTCCTGACACCAGAGTCAGCGCCACCAACGTACCCCTTCATGTTGTTGTGTACAATACTATGCTTGGCATAGTAGAAGTTGACAGTCACCTTTGTGATCTGCGAGGTGCCATAAGATAGAGGAACAGAATCAATAGAGTATGGATAGCAGTCCTCTAGAATATACATCATCGATGCTCTTTCATTCGGAGCACTAGGACCCTTTTCAGTCTTGGTAATCTTCAGTTGTGCCATGTATTTGGATGGGAATTGCATCCTCACTTCGCGTTGTCTAATCAATGGAGATTCTTTCTTGAGATCTTGTAGTCTGATACCCTTCTTATCTTTAATCACTTCCTTACCAGAACCATTAAACATATAGTTGGTCCAAGCATTAAAAAATTTGAGTGGAGTCATGTTAGCATCACACATCCATGTCAGTGACAAGTCACTAAAAAATCTACCGTATGGATAGTGAACTTGATTCTCTCCCATATATCTACCTTGCAACTGTCCAGTTGCTGCCTGTAAGTTTGGTAGTTGTGCCTCTTCACACATGATGTGTAAAATTCCCTCATCCTTTTCATATTCTGGGAAGGTAGCAGCAAGGATTCCTTTCAAGTCTTCTGCGTCGGAGGGAAAGGCAAAGTCTACATCATAACCATTCGTCATAGACATGCCGCCGTAAGCAGACATCTCTACCAAAAAATTATGCAAGGATTTAGTCATCTAAATAGATACGGAAGGTGTGCGGAACATTATGCCTTATTCTGGAAAATATAAACCAGCCTACCCACGGAAGTACAAGGGTAATCCCACTAACATTATTTATCGCAGTTTGTGGGAGCGAAAGTTCATGGACTTCTGTGATCATAATGGAAACATCATTGAGTGGGGTAGTGAGGAAGTAATCATTCCTTACAGATGTCCTACTGATGGGAGAGTCCACAGATACTATCCCGACTTTTATATTAAAGTCAAGTCAAAGACTGGCGCGGTAGCAAAGTATCTAGTCGAAGTGAAACCAAAGAAACAGACACAAAAACCGAATGAGAAACCAAAACGAAAGACAGTTGCTTGGAAGAGAGAAGTTCTAACTTACCTTAAGAATCGCGCCAAATGGGATGCGGCGGAGGACTTCTGTGAGGACAGGCAAATGAAATTTATTATCCTCACCGAAGATCACCTAGGGATAAAGAACAATGGCAAGAAAAAAGGCTAAAGGATTCGGATCCAATAACTATACCACTATCTTTGAGAAAGTTAGTGATGCTACAGGAGGAGACAAGAAGTCTCTTGGTTGGTACAAGGGTAAAGTAAAACAACTAGCTGCAACATACGAAGCAACACCAACCAAACTAATACGACAAGAGAAAAGAGATGAGCGTGACCAGGTGCAGGATGAAAATCTACTGCGCTTGAAAGTAAGAGAGGGTCACCTATACTTCTTTGAATACAAAGCAAAGTCAAAGTGGTTGCCATACTATGATAAGTTTCCACTCGTCTATGTTATCAAGCAAGACCAAGAAGGATTCTATGGTGCCAACCTACACTATGTCAAACCAAAGAGAAGAGTAAAGATCGTACAGAAACTAGAGAAAGGTTTGATTGACATGCCCAAGACATTGGTGCATAAATATCTTTATAATCACTGCGAAAGTAAGTTCCTAGATCTTGCCATAGATGAGTGGGAAACTTCTATCTTCCTACCTGTCGAAGACTTTATCATGACTAAAGGTACAGGCAAACTACCATACGATAGAGAACTTGTGTGGCAAGAGACTGAATCAAAATACAATGATCGTATCAAAGCAAAACGAATCATCAAAGGTTATGGTAAACAATCAGACAAGGAGATGGTAACGTAATGCCTGCAGCAAACCAAGCTAACGAATCAGTACAAAAGAACCTTGAAGAAGCACAGAAGAAAGCAGCACAGGTAAAGGTATCTACTATAGGACCAGGAACCGCTGGTCCCTCAATTACTACAAAGAGTGCTAATGTACTGCAGTATCCAACCTACTCTCCGATGACAGAGGATACTGATTATGTTTCATTCTCTTTCTTTGAGTACACACCAGCGTTTAGAGGAGTGAGTAAAAATAGTGCTGGAACCACAAGCGATGCGGCATCTCTAGGTGCTAGATACAAACAGTATTCTGGATCTATCACAGACATGACCAAGGCGAAAGGATATTCACCAATCGTCATGTACATGCCACAAGATATTCAAGGGCAATATGGTGCTAACTGGGGTGGTGCTGGATTCGGAGCGTTCTTCACAACCATCGCGGGTGCAATGACAGGGGTTACTGATGGAAAATTTGGTGACTCTCTCAAGACTTTTGCAGATGACTTCA